TCTCCCGGCTTCGCTCCGGGCGAGCCGCTCTCCCCGGTCGAGGATCGCTTCGGTCACGAGCTCCGCGTCGAGGACGCCGTCCGGGTCGAGGGAGAGGATCTCCCGACGCTCGGGCTCGGCCGCGTCGTGATGATCCATAACGGCGACGTCCTCGTTCAGCACGGCGACGGCCGCGAGACCGTCGTCCGGAACGGCGAGCTCTCCCGTCTGACGATGATCAGCCGGCCGTCGGCGAAGGAATGGAATCGGATCGAGGACGGTCGCGGCGGCTGGATCGGGATCGGCCATACTGTCAAGTCGACCGGGGAGCGGGTCCGCGGGATCACCTGCTACGACGAGCTCGCGCCGTCCGGCTCGATCATGCTCCGGGACCGCGTCGTCTCGATCGAGCTCCGGGCCGCGGACGATTCGAGCCGCTACGTCGGGCCGGAAGAGCTCCGGGAGATCTGGACCGCGTAGATCAGGACGAGATCAGGATCAGGATCGGGCGCCGGCGACGGCGCCCGATCTGCGTTTCTGAGGGGTCCAGAGAGGTCGCTCTCGGCCGGCGAGGGGGCTCCGAGGGTCCTCACAAGGCCGGCGGGAGATCGTCGCTCTGAGGGGCTCTATGGAGCTCTCCGGCGATCGGGGTCTACGACCGGCGCTCGCGCGCGGGGTCTTCCGTACTGCTCTTCTACTACCTAGATATCTAAAGACCGTAGTAGTAGTAGAGCCTGTGGATATCTGGATAAGGTCCGAAAGCGCCTAGCCGCTGGGCTAGATCGCGTCGGGAGCGCTGGGGATAGCGTTGTGGATAGCTGGGGACGAGTGGGGACGACCGAGGGCCGTCCGGACTTGTCCCCAAAATCGGCCGAGTTATACACCGTTTCGAGCTCGTGTTATGCACCGGCTACACACCGGCTATACACAATGGCGGGACGCCGGCGGGACGGGGCAATCTCGCCGGCGCGCGGGGGCGGGAGCGTGAGCGGGAGCGAGCGGGAGGGGTCAGGAATAGGCGCGAGAGATCCAGCCGGCCGCGAAGGGCGCCCGATCCGGATTCCGGACGAGGATCACGCGATACTCGCCGGCGGCTTCGGAGCGGAGCGCCGCGATCACGGCGAGCTCGCAGAGCATACCGGCGGCGCCGGCCGTCTCGGGTCCTATGACGCCGTCGACGGTTACGGTCTGGCCGACGGCTCGGAGCGCGCGCTGGAGACAACAGATCGCCGGATTGCGGCCCATGTTGACGGCGAGGTCGAAGACCTTTATCGCGATCCGGTCCGGGAGCCGGTCGTATCCTTTGCCGGTCCAGTATCGCTCGTAGTAGATCTCGATCGCTTCCTCGCGCGTGAGGTTCTCGACGTCGACGTCGGGGTTAGCCGCGGACGAGATTCCGTAGTTCGTCGGGCCGCCGGGGTCGGCGTCGTGATCGACGTAGCCGCCTTCGTGAGCGAGGACGACCGCGATCGCTTTATCGAACGTCTGTCGACTGCTCATAGCTTGACTCTCCCGTCAGATCAGCCGCGCGATCACCGCGGCGACGACCGCGGAGACGACGATCAGGACGAGCGGGATCCAGACGAGCCGCGTCGGAGCGCCGCGCGCGACCTCGCACGCGTCCCGGATCTGCTCGCACGTCTTCGTCGTGACGTGAGTCGCGGCCGCGTTCTCGACGGTCCGGACTCGACCGTTGATCCCGTCGAGCCGGCCGTTCACGCCGGCGAATCCCTCGCTCGTCGTCTTCGCGAGGCCGGATATCGTTCCTTCGAGGTTGCCGATCGCTCTTTCGATCGGGCCGAGGTCGACGTGCTCTTCGCTCATAGGCTTGGATCTCCCGGGGGTTAGGACGTCGCGCGACGGACGTCGGAGGTTAGCGTGATCGTCCCGACCTCGGGAGTGTAGACGCTCCCGTTATCGAGTTTGATCTGGATATCGTAGGACCACGTCCGCGTCCCGAGCGCCGTCGTATCGTCCGGCGTGAGATCGAAGCGGAGGGTCCCGTCGGAGCCGACGCCGCCGTCGACTTCGATCTGGCCGGTCCCGGGAACGTCGCTCTCGGTTATCGCCTTCGTCACGACGGCCGCCGAGTCCGCTAGTCGGTTATGCTGTTTGATCGTGAGCCAAGCGAGCTCGATCGCGTCGGGGAGATCGGTCACGGTCCGACGGATTTCGAGGTCGTCGCCGACTACATAGCCGCTGATCGTTCCGCTGAGTGTGCTCATATGTTACTCCGGGGTCCGAGTGAAAGCGTATCGAGCTCGACGGCGATCGTCGCCGAGTCGACGGCCGAGACTGAGATCGAGTCCGAGTCGACCGCGGAGACCGCGATCGTTAGCAGATGATACGCGAGCGGGGGGACGGAGATCCCGCCGGCCGCGGTTAGCGTTCCGATTCCCTCAAGGGTCGCGGACGCGGTCGAGTGAAGCAGAGCCGCGAGCGCCGTCAGATCGCCGATCCCGTCGAGCGTCGCGTCGCCGCTCGCGATCCAGTTCGGCGAAGCGGTAAGAGATCCTTCGCCGGCGAGGATCGCGGCGCAGAGTCGGAAGACGATCCCCGCGGCGACGAGCTCTCCCTCGCCGGCGAGCGTTCCCGAGGCCGTCGAGTGAAGGATCCCGCCGGCGGCGCCGAGGTCCCCGAGGCCGTCGAGGGTCCCGGCGCCGTCGTAGGTCGCGATCGCCGCGGCGTCGAGCTCTCCCTCGCCGGCGAGCTCCGCGGTCCCGCCGCGGATCACTTCGCCGGCGGCTTCGAGGGACCCGGAAGCCGAGAGCTCGGCCGACGGGACGGAGTACCATACATACAGCTTACAGCGCTCAGTCGTCGACGCGTTGAAAAAGGCCCACCAAGCCGAGTCGCCGGTCCCCTGTACGCCGTGATCTATAATCGAGATATCCGTATCGCCGGACTTGTCGACGTACTGAGTCGGATCGTTCCCGTCGTCGCTGAGATCGAGCGTCGTCTTATCAGCCGGCCGCGACGTGAGCGTGATCATATGAGCGCCGGCGGCCCACTCTGCCGCGGTCCCGTCGAGGCTCCCGCCGATTATGTCGCCGATCTTGAATCGGATATCGTAAAACTGCGGGTTGCCGATTGGGGCGTTACGGTAGCCGCGGACCCGAAACTCGACTTTGTCGATCTGAGCGTGATCGGGAAGGTTCGAGGTATCGAAGCTAAAGAACGCGCCGCACGTGATCCCCGCCGTGACGGACTGGCCGACGTTACAGTTATCCCAGCCGGTCGCGGCCCCGTAGTACGAGCCGACCTTGAAGATATAGCCGCTCGCCGCGTTATCAAACTCGTATACGTTCTGACCGATCATCGGAGGGTCTTCCTAGAGAAACGGCGGCCGCGGGGAGAGCGGCCGCCGGCTAGGGTCGGGTCGCGCGGTCGGGCCGCCGCTAAGATAGCTTCGCGACGAGGTTCCCGGCCGAGATCTTGAAGACGTCGCCGTTCCCGATCGTCTTCGACTCGTCGAGCGCGCCGTGATAGAGCAGATTCCCGGACGTGATCGCGTCGAAGATCGCGACGTGAGTCACGGTCCCCCACGAGGCCGTCGCCGTCGCGAATGTGATATCGTCGTCGTTCTCGACCGCGTACGCGGTCCCGTCGACCGCGGCGACGGTCCAGTCCGGCGAGCCGGATCCGTTGTCGTAGACGAGGACCCGCGCGTAGCTCCCGCCGGAGACCTCGGTCCCGCTCGCGTCGTCCCCGGGGTCGCTCGTGAAGAGCGCGACGTAGGTCGACGGTCCCGTGAAAGCGTCCTTATTGAAGATCAGGTCGAGTAGATTCTGCTCCGCGTAGTTCGATAGAGCGCTCATCGTTCCGGATCCTTTCTACGTATACGTCACCGAGTACGAGCCGCCGTCCGGGAGCTCGATCGTCTTCGTTCCGTCCTCGTCGTCGTCCGCGGCGCCGTTCCCGCCGGCCGCGGCTGATTCCTCGACTACCTCTTCGACCTCTTCGATCGTGACCGGCGGCGCCGGCGCCGGCGCCGAGGTCTTGAGCTCGATCCCGTACTTCGCCGCGAGCTCGCGCTCGGTCTTGATCTCGGCGAAGACGTCCTCGATCTCGATCCCTTTCTCCGCGAGAGCGGAGGTCCGGCTTGATAGCTGATTCTCGATCGCGAGGATCGCGCCTTGCGCTTCTTTCTGCGGGTCGATCCACGGCCACCCGCGCGGACGATGCCGGACCGCGAGGAAGTCGTCCGGACGATTCGAGCGGAGCCGGAGCGCCTTCGTCAGAAGCGCGATCTTGATCCATTCGCGATAGAGCGGCCGGCGCCAGAGCTCGACGAAGTCGCCTTGAATCTGGCGCCAGTCGTCGCGCTCGATCAGGGCGAAGGATCGGAAGCTCGAATAGTTCACGCCGCGCGCGTCGTTCCCGAGGACGTTCGCGAAGACCGAGAGACCGCTCGCGATCTTCCGGATCATCTGGTTTACGAACGGCCCGAAAGCGCCGGTCGGATGAGCGGGATCCCAAGCCTTGAAGTCGAGGCCGTCGTCGAGGACCTCGAACGATCCCGGCGAGGCTTCGAGCGAGACCGGCTTCGTCTCGCCTTCGTCGTCGTCGCCGACCATGCTCAGGCCGCCGCCGATCTCCGGCTGGGTCCGAACGAAAAAGCCCATCTTCGCCGACGCGACCCGGGACGCGATCGCCTCGCTCTCTTCGTAGCCGTCGAGCATATGGACCGGGATCATAACCGAGTGGAGCCACGTCACGCCGCGGGTCTGGTTCACGCGATCGGGGACGTATAGATGGATCACGTCGCCGGCGGGGACGCGGAAGCGCTCGCGGTAGGTCGTCGCCGCGACTGAGAGCGGTTTATCGTAGACGTGATAGGCGAGCGGCCGGCCGACCTTGTCGACCTCGACGCCGAGCCTGATCTCGTTCACACCCGGGGCGAGTGACCTATTGAGCCTCTCGTCGATCAGGTCGGCGTCGATCGCTTGGAGCGCGAGCCCGAAGCGGTTCACGTCGGAGCCGCGCCAGATCCGGACGAAAGCCTCGCCGTCGACCGCGAGCGTCCGGAGGATCACTTCCTCGAAACGCCGGAGGGATAGCTTCCCGTCGACCGTGACGGGACCTTCGGCCCACTCCCGCCAAGCGCGCTCGATCTCGCGGTTCGTCTCGACGTCGAGATCGTCGGACCCGAGCTCCCGGACGATCGCCTGTAGCTTGATTCCCGCGTAGCCGATCACGTTCGCGCCGAGTAGCCGGAGATAGCGCTTCGCGTACGTGTTATTTCGCGCGAGCTCGCGAGCGCGAGCTCTGAGTAGCCGGAGATCCCCGCGGATCTCTTCGTCGGCCGACCGCGCGGACGCGATCCAGTCGAGCAATAGACGATTGACGGCGGCGCCCGAGTACGCGTTTCGCTTCCCGGTCCCGCGGACGGCGCGCGCCGCGAGCCGGAACGCTAGTCCGATCCGACGATGAAGCGGAGCTCTGGTCATTGGTTCGTCCCCGGTTTCACGAACGAGATCACTCCGGGCCGCGATATCCGGTCAGGATGCCGGAGCCGCGCGAGCCGAGCCTCAAACTTCCCGAGCAGATCTACGGCTTCGGAGACCGGGATCTTCGAGACGGCTCGGCCGGCGATCGAGTACGACTGCATCCCGGCGGTCAGCCGGCCCTCGACGTGAGCTCGGAGGGCGACGACGGCGCGCTCAAGGTACGACTGCAAGCTCCCGTCGGTCGCTTCGGCGAGATTGTCCTTGATCGTTACGGAGCCGGTCGCGACGACGTAGACTTCGTCGTCCTTCGTTACGCGCTCTTCCCAGCGATAAACACCGGCCGCGAATCCCGCCGAGAGCTCGGTCGCGCTCGCGGGGATCGTGACGTCGAACGTATCCTCGTCCGCGACCGCTTCGATCGCGAGGACCTTCGCGCCGGCGAGATAGAGCGTCAAGGTCCATTCACTCGCGGGATAGTCGGCGAAGGTCTTCGAGTACGTGACGGTCGTCCCCGCTGAGAACGACTCCGGAAGCGCTGTCAGATCTGAGGTATCCATACGGGACAAGCTACGCCGGAGAGCCGCCGCTTGTCCAGTCAAGTTAGACTTGACTCGACGCGAGCCCGGGTTTTCGGCGATATTGACGTCGACCTAGCAGTCGAGGACTGCCGAACGCGGCGCGATCAGGGAGTCGAGTCTATGGACGAACGGATGAGAAAGGTTCGGATCCCGCGGGAGCAGACGCGGGAGTTCGAGGTTGACGTCGGCGCCCGGGTCGACGAAGAGCGCGCGGACGGAGAGGTCGGGTCGCTGTATCCGATCTCGATCTCGTCCGAGCTCCCCGTCAAGCGCTACTCGTGGGACGGCGCCTACTACGAGGTCCTCAGTCACGAGCCCGAGGACGTCGACCTCGGACGGGCCGCTGACGGTCTGCCGGCTCTCAAGAATCATCAGAGCCGCGACCAGATCGGGAGCGTGACCGGGATCCGGCTCGACTCGATCGCGCGCCGGCTCCGAGGGATGCTCGGATTCTCGTCGATACGTCTCGCGAAGGACCAGAAGACGCTCGTCGACGAGGGTCACTTGAAGACGATCTCCGTCGGCTACCGGATCCTCGGGCTGACGCTGATCGAGACGGACGAGGAAGGGGTCCCGACGTATCGCGCGTCGTGGGCGCCGCTCGAAGTTTCACTCGTTCCCGTTCCCGCGGATCCGTCCGTCGGGATCGGGCGCGCGGCGGGGATCGAAGCGATAAGAAGCGTAGCCGCCGACGATCTGGCCGAGTTCACCGTCGCGGATCACCGCGCGGACGACGATCCGGCCGTATCCGAGAGGGAGGAAGGAATGGACGGAGAAGAGAGGAAGGTCAAGGTCGAGACGCCGGCGGCGCCCGAGCGTGATCACCGCGCGGAGGCCGTCGAGATCTCGGAGGTCTGCGAGGCTCACGGCCGCGGCGATCGCGTCGCGCAGTATCTCCGCGAGGGGAAGACGCCGGACGAGGTCCGGAGGATGATCCTCGACGACATCAGGACCGAGGGACCGGCCGCTCCCGCGAGCGAGCATCTGCTCCGAGAGATGCCGGCGAAGGACCGCGAGCGCTACTCCTACACCCGCGCGATCTCGAAGCTCTCGACCGGGGAGCGACTCGACGGCGTCGAGGGAGAGGTCGCCGCGGAGCTCCGCGCGAACGGAGCGAAGGCGAGCAACGGCGGGATCCTCGTACCGTGGAGGATCCGTCAGACCGAGGCCGACGGGATGAGGACGCTCGGGACCGGCGAGGCCGCCGGCGGCGCCGTCCTCGTCGATACTCAGAAGCTCGATATGATCGACCTTCTGAGGTCGAAGACGCGCGTACTGGAGTTCGGCGCGCGCTTCTATCCGGGACTCGTCGGCAACGTCGAGTTCGTCAAGAAGACCGGCGCTCCGACGGTCTACTGGATGGAAGAGAATCCCGCGAGCTCCGTCACGCAGAGCGAGCCGAGCTACGGCGCGACTACGCTCTCGCCGAAGACGCTCATCGGTCAGATCCAGTATCCGCGTCAGCTTGTCGTCCAGTCCTCGATCGACGTCGAGGCCGATCTGACGAACGAGCTCGCGCTGGGTCACGCGAAGGCGTTCGATCTCGCGGCGATTCACGGGACCGGGACGGCGAAGTCGCCGGTCGGGATCTACTCCGCGGCGAACGTCCAGAGTCACGCGGTCGGCGGCGTCCCGGATATCGACGACGTCGGAACGATGGTCGGACTCGTCGCGGACGCGGACGCCGACTACGGCGCGCTCCGCTGGATGACGACCCCGCTCATGGCCGCGAAGCTCCGGAGGACGGTCGTCGTCTCCGGGCATCCGGTCTTTCTGTGGTCGGGTCCGATCGCGGACGGCGAGCTCGACGGCTACCGCGCCGGCGCCACGACTCAGGTCTCGAAGGTCCTCGGATCCGGCTCCGACGAGCACGGTCTGATCTTCGGCAACTGGAACGAGCTCGTCCTCGGAGTGTGGGGGAACGATCTTGAGCTCGTCCTCGACGACAAGACGCGCGCCGGCTACGGCCAGATCGTGATCACGTCGTACTCGATGGCCGACGTCGGGATCCGTCACCCGGAGGCGTTCGTCAAGGGGACCGGCGCGAAGATCGCGTAGTCGACCGAGCTCGAACGAAGGGATCTACAGATGATCGAGAAGACTCGCGCGTTCAAGGTCATAAGGGGACATTGTCTCGGGGGAAGCCGCGGCGACGTGGCGCCCGGGGACGTCCTCACGGTCCCGGGAGATCTGACGCCGGCCGAGGCGAAGTCGAAAGTCGCGGTCGGTCATATCGTCGAGATCTCGCCGGCCGAGGCCGAGAGCGCTCGCGGGTCGGCTGACGCTCCCCGGGAGCCCGAGGTTACGGCTCCCGGGGAGATCGAGGTCCGGGATCCGGAAGCGGAGGACCGAGATCCGAAGCCGAAGCCGGTCCGGAAGCCGAGGAAGAGGAAGTCAACGAAGGGGAAGCCGCGGTCGAAGTAGATCGCGCGAGAACGGAGGTACTACCTTGTCGAATCTTCAGAACGCGCTCGTATTCGGGACGGCTGTCGAGCTCCTGAATCCGGCCGCCGTCACCGAGGATACGGACGGGACCGGGATCGACGTCACCGCGTACGAGGGGGAGGCGGTCGTGATCCTTCACTCGGCCGCGGGGACCGGAACGGATCCGACGCTGGACGTACACGTCGAAGAGTCGACGGACGACTCGACCTATACGGATATCTCCGGCGCGACGTTCACTCAGATCGACGACACGGCCGGCGGGTCGATACAGGCGATTCTGATCAACGTCAGCGCCGCCGCGCAGTACATCCGCGCGGCCGCGGAGGTCACGGGGACGACGCCCAGCTTCACCTGCTCGGCGGCGTTCTACGGAATCAAGAAGACGGTCTAGGACGATGCCCGGATTTCTCGGAGAGGCTGATATCGCGGCTATGCTCGCGGATCTCGACGACGCCGGCGGCGCCGTCGAGGTCATATTCGGCGCGCTCGTCACGACGGGGATCTACGACCGCGCGGCGGTCCAGTTCTTCGACGGCGAGGCGCCGACGCTGATCGCGGACGGCGAGGCCGTTCACATTCAAGCGGACAGTCTCTCCGGGCTCGAATCCGGATCGACGGTCGAGATCCGGGAGTCAGGCTCGACGACGGGGACCTCTTACGAGGTCCGCGGGATCCTGAGATACGGGGACGGAGCTATGGAACGCGTCTCGCTCACGAGGGCCGAATAATGGCGTCGATCCGCGAGCAGATTATGACCGCGGTCGAAGAGCACGTCACGACCTACAGCCGGCCGGCCGGCGTTCCGCTCCCGGTCCGGACCCGGGTCGAGTCCCCGGGAGCGAGTCAACTCCCCGTTATCTCGTTCTATCAGGTCTTCGAGACGCCGGCGGCTATGCACCCCGGAGGATCCGGGCGCTCGTCGCGGGGTCCCGTCGTCCGGAGGACGCTCGACGTCCGTTTCGAGGTCCTCGTGAAAGCCGTAGCCGGCGCGAGTACGGCGCCGGACGCGGACGCGGACCCGTTCCTGATCTGGATCGCGGACGCTATGAGCGCGATCGGTCGGGTCGTCACCGCGAGCTATCCGCGGGGGATCTGCTCCGAGGAAGAGCCGGACGAGGTCGGGCTGATCTTCGAGTACGAGAGAGCGTCTTACTCGTTCGTCCGAGCGGGTCTGACGTTCCGCTTCTACTACCAGACGAAGAGAGGGGACGTCGAGGCGCTGACCTAGTCGGCGCCCGAGAAAGAGAGGGCTAGGCTATGCCGGGAACGACCGTCAACGCTGACAATGTTCTACTCGGGAAGGGGAAGGTCTATATCGACCGTCTCGATTCCTCGAACGCGAGGACCGGAGAGGTCTTCGTCGGGAACGTGTCAGCCTTCGAGATCACTCCCTCGAAGGAAGAGATCGAGAAGTATTCGAGCGCGACGTCGGGGGCGCCGCTTCTGACCTCGAACGTGATCCGGACGATGCTCGATCTCCGGATCGTCGGGGACGAGTTCGATCCTGAGAACCTCGCGCGCGCGCTCTACGGCGATACGGCGACGCTCTCGCAGACCGGGAGCTCCGTCGCCGCGGAGGATATCGCGAGCGTCCAGCAGGGCCGCTACTATCCGCTCACGTACCGGGACGTCTCGAACGTCGTCGTCGAGCCGGACGGCGGCGGGACGCCGTACACCGTCACGACGGACTATATCGTCGACGCGACGGAGGGCCGGATCTACATCGTCGAGGGCGGCGGTATCGCGGACGATACCGATATCGAGGTCGACTACGACTACGGGACGATCGCGCTCGATCGCGTCCGCGGTATGAATCAGACCTCGATCAAGTGCTATATCCGCTTCGTCGGGGATCCGACCGCGGGACCGCAGTACACGATCGAGGTCTGGCGCGCGAGCGTCGGATCGGACGGCGCGATCGGCTTCATCGGAGACGATTACGCGGAGTGGGCTCTCACGGGGAAGGTCGAGTCCGACGCTACGAATCATCCGACGGAGCCTCACTTCCGCGCGATCAAGGTCGCTTGATAGGCGCCGAGCGTTTCTACGAGCTCGGCGGTCGTCGCTTCCTGACCGTGCAGGAAATGACCGTCAAGCAAGATCTCGCGTTTCTCGCGCTCACGCGCGAGGCTGGACTGGACGGGCTGACGATGGGCGCCGGGGAATCCCCGGAGGACTTCGCCGAGAGGATCCTCGGCGCTCTCGTCGAGAACGACGCCGTCTTGAAGATCCTCGGACTTCTACTCGTCCCGCCGGCGATCAGATCGCGCCGGCTACCGTTTCAGAAGCCCGGGACCGTTCCGTCGAAATGGACCCCGGAGGTCGCGGACGAGACGGCGGCGTTCCTCGGGTCCCTCTCGACCCCGAAGGACAAAGCTCAGATCCGCGCGCTGATCCTTACGCTCTTGATCCATTTTTTCGGGAGCGGGATCGGCTCATTGTGGACTACCGAGACGTCCTCAGTCGACCCGATCCCCGAAAACGACACAAGCGACGAAGAGCTCTCCCCGTCTCCGACCGATACGGGGTCTGGACCGGAATCGTCCTAGAGCTCGCGCCGGGAGATCACGAGAAAGCCGAAGCGATCCTCGACTGGCCGGTCCGCGCGATGCTCGACCACTATCGGACAATCGCGCGCGAGCAAGCCGCCGAGGACTACCGTCACCGGATCCTCTGCTACTCCGTCGTCGCGCCGCATATGAAACGCTCGCAACGGGGCCGGCCGCCGCCGCTCCCGGAGATCCTGAAAGGGCGGGTCGTAGACGATGCCGAAGCCTGACGTACGAGTACGACTCTCAGCCGAAGGCGTCGCCGAGGTCGTACAGGCGCTAAAGAAGATCCAGTCTGAGAGCACGAAGACCGCGGCGAAGAGCAAGCGAGGCTTCGGAGGTCTGAATAGCGTTCTCGGCTCGACGAAGGGGCTACTCGGCGGTCTCGGGATCGCCGTCGGCTTCGTCACGTTCAAGCGTATGATCGGCGGCGCTATCGAGGCCGCCGATCAGATCAACAAGCTAGGCGCGAAGGTCGGAGCGACTACGGAGCATCTATCCGCGCTCTCGCTCGTCGCGCGGACGTCGGACGCCGATCTGAATCAGGTCGGCTCGGCTCTTATTCGGATGAATAAGAACATCGGCGACGCGGCGGCGGGAATCCCGACGGCGGTCGGATTCCTGAAAGATCTCGGCTTGGAGCTCTCCGACTTCAAGGGGAAGGACTCCGTCGAGACCTTCGAGCTCATATCTAAGCGCCTCTTCGACCTCGAAGACCAGCTAACGAGAAACCGCGTCGCGATCGGGCTCTTCGGGCGCTCGGGCGCTCAACTCATGCCCACGATGGCGGCGCTCGCGGACGAGGGGCTCGCGAACGTGATCGCGCGCGCGGAAGAGCTCGGCGTTCTGATCGACCACGACCTCGCCGCGGCGTCGGAGCAGATAAAGGACGACGTCGAGATCCTCAAGATGCAGTCCGAGGCTATGGGGATAAACTTCATGGCCGGCTTTGGACCCGAGCTCTCGCAGATGCTCCAAACGCTCTCGGGGGACGTCGGCCAGACGACGACCGCGTTCCGGGACTTCGGTCAGGGCGTCGGGCTCGCGTTGAAGTTCGTCGTCGGGGCCGTCGCGACCGCGTTCGACTTCGTCGGGACGAACCTCGGCGCGCTCGTCACGACGCTGATCAGCTACTCGAAGCGGCTCGGAATGGCGCTCCGCGGCGACTTCGACGGCGTCAAGCGCGAGGCTGAGACGTTCAATCGCTGGTGGGACCGCGAGAATCAGGCGCTCTCGGAGCGGATCGCCGGCCGCTGGGAGAATATGACTCAGGTCGCGCCGGCGCCGGAGGGGACTCAGGTCTCCGGGGGGACGGCCGGCGGCGGGGACGAGGCCGCTCAGATGGCCGAGCTCGCCGGCCGGCGCGCTATGGCGCTACAGTCCTCACTCGACCGGGAGATCGCGCTCGTCAAGACGAAGGCCGCGACGAAGGTCAAGGAAGAGAAGCGCGAGCTCGAAGCCGGCTTGCAGTCGCTCGCAGAGTACTACGCCGATCGGAAGACGATCGCGACGGAAGCCTACGAGGAAGAGCTCGCGAAGCTACAGGCGAAAGAGGACGCGCTCGCGGACTACACGGATCCGACGGCCGCGGAGAAAGAGCGCGCGAAGATCGCGACTCAGCGAGCACAGGCCGAGATCAAACACGGCGAGACGATGGCGGCGCTCACTCAGGAAGAGATCGACGCCGTCCGGGACCTCGGGGAAGAGTGGATCGCGCTCGAAGCCCGGGTCCTAGAGCTCGCCGGCCGGCGCCACGAGGCCGCGCGCCTCGGGATCGAGGAAGAGATCCGCGTCGCCGACGAGCTCGCGCGGAAGCGGGGGCTCTCGGAGGAAGAGCGGCTCGCCTTTATCGAGAAGCTCCGGACGGCGCTCACGGCCGAGATTGACTTCGAGGAAGCGAGTCAGGCCGCGGAGGACGCGCTGACCGATCTCGGGAACGTCCGCTCGGAGATCGAAGCTCAGGCGAGCGCCGGTCTGATCTCGCAGATCGAGAAAGAGACTCAGCTACTCGCGATCGAGCAGGGCCGGCTCTCGACGCTCTACGCTCTCGCCGAGGCTATGCTCGCCGCGGCCGAGGCTACCGGGGATCCCGAGAAGATCCAGCAAGCGCAGGATTTCGCCGCGTCGATCGACGCGATCGCCTACGGGATCGAGAGCTCGACGAACATCTGGACGCAGTTCCGGACGACCGCGATCGACTCGACTCAGAGCGCGCTCGCCGATTTCTTCGATACCGGGATGCAGGGCGCCGAGGGACTCGGGGACGCGTTCCGGAATCTCGCCGCGAGCGTGATCCAGTCGCTCCGGAGGATGGCCGCCGAGTGGCTCGCGAATCAGGCGATCAAATGGATCTCCGGATCCTTCGCCGGCGGCGGCGAGGTCGGCGGGGACTTCATAGGGCCGCCGGCGGCCGCGGCCGGAGGTCTGCTCCGGGGTCCGGGGACCGGGACGTCCGACTCGATCCTCGCGCGGCTTTCGACGGGCGAGTTCGTCACGCGCGCGAAGGTCGTCGCGGAGCCCGGGGTCCTCGATCACTTGCGGGATCTGAATACCCGCGGCGCCCGGGTCCTCGCGGCTCCGTCGCCGGTTAGATCTATGTCGACGCCGCGATACGCCGACGGAGGTCTCGTCGCGGCCGCGGCTACTACCTCGACGGTCGAGGGACGCGTCGAGCTCGGGCTCGAAGAGGGGCTCGTCGCTCGGGAGATCTCGACGCCGGCGGGTCAGAGAGTCCTAATCGAGACCGTCTCGGCTAATCGTCGGGCGTTCCGCTCGGCGCTGGGGATCTGATCATGTGGACTAGCGGAACGGCTACAGACTATAACGACCTATTCGACAAGTTCGCCGACTACGTCACGCTCAAGGGGTCGGCGTTCGGCTTGCAGTACTCCGGGACCGGCGACGGGACCTTTACGGACTACGGCGGCGGCGCCGACTCGGTCGCGGAGACGTTCACGATCACCGCTACGTCAGCGACTAACTTCACCGTTACCGGGAGCGTGACCGGCTCTCTTCCGGCGGCGACGGTCGGGACCCCGTACGCGGAGGACGAGATCGAGTTCACGATCACGGCCGGCGGGACGGCGTTCGTCTCCGGGGACGAGTTCACGATCTCGACGGCGCCGAAATGGACCGCTCAACGGATCTCTCGCGGCTGTACCGTTCTAGCGTCGGAGGGGAATACCGGCGCGACGGCCGCTCAGAATCTCGTCGACGGGAAGATCGCGGACACCGGGAAAGAGTACTTTACGGCGGTCGTCTCGTTCCCGGTTGATATCGAGTTTACGTTCGTCGAGGCCGAGACGATCACAGACTACGAGATAACCGCGATCCACAACGGGACGCTCACCTATCAGCCGAAGGCGTGGACGTTCGACTACTGGACCGGCTCGGCGTGGTCGACGCTCGATACGGAGAGCGATCAGACCGGCTGGATCGCGAACGAGGTCCGGTCCTTCGAGGTCGGCTCTCCGGTCTCGGCGACGAAGTACCGTCTTCACATCACCGAAACGGGGTCCGGGTCCTATATCCGGATCGGATCCGTCCGGCTCCGGAGGTCGACCGGGATCGACGCCGCTTTCGCCGGCGCGATCTTCGAGGCGCCCGGGAACGACGGCGACTCCGAGATCACCGTCGGGATTCACCTCTTCGAGCGCGCGGACGCGGACTACTACGATTGGGAGATCTGCGGCTTCGACTCATACTCGGCGAGCTCGGAGTTCTATCAGCAAGCCGGCTATCACGGGGAGCTCTATATTCCGCTTTGGGATTCGACGATCCCGTACTGGTTCGTCGTCGACGGCCGGCGCGCGATCATAGTCGCGAAGCTCAATACTCAATACGAGATCGCCTACCTCGGCTTCCTCGACGCGTATTTCTCGCCGGATCAATGGCCGTATCCGCTCGCGGTCGGAGGGTCGCTCGCGCTCGGGGACCCGCCGGCGTGGAACGATACGAGCTATCGCTGGTCGAATAGCTCGACGGAGCATAGCGCGCTGACTCACGCCGACCCGGGAGTCGGAACGGAGTGCGACCCGAACGATCATCAGATGAGAGCGCGCGACTGGTCCGGGACGTGGCTCGGCTTCCGGGGCCGCGAGAACGACTCCGAGCCTTATCCGCAGAGTTACAAGCGTTTCATCTGGCCGGTATGCTGTGGTCTCTCTCTGCTCGATACGAACCTCGACGGGAGCTATACGACCTTCGAGGCGATTCTCAACACGGGGACCCCGAATACGATCGGCGAGCTCCGCGGCGTCCGGGTCGTTACGGGTCAGGGGCTCACGGCCGAGACGACGATCGCGGATCCCGACTACGTCTACGACTGGATCGCATTTCATAACGTCTTCCGGACGGATCGCGACGACTTCCTCGCGATCGCGCTCGACTAGGGGGGCCGACTATGGCCGCGGCTTATACGACCGGGATCTCTTCGTCCCCGACTAACCTCTTGACGACGCTCGTCTCGTGGCTCTCGGGTCAGGGATGGACGATCGACTCGTCAGCGTCGGACGGGTCGGGATGGCGCGCTCACTTGCACAAGGGGAGCGTCTACGCTAACTTCCGCGCCGCTATGAACGAGCGGATCTGGATCCGGGACGACGATCCGGATCTGCTCTATCGCGACTACGGGGACGGCGGCTACGGGATCGGACTCTATCTCGGGACCGGCTACTCGGGATCCGCGGAGTGGTACGAGCAAGCCGGCGCTCCGATACACCCGCCGGACGGCTACTCGGTCGGATGCGGGGTCAACCTTCCTTCGGGCGCCGTCGCCGCCTACCATTTCTTCGACGACGGGAACGATAACGTCGTCGTCGTCGTCGAGCGGACCCCGGGGATCTTCTGTCATTTCGGCTTCGGTCCCGATCTCTCGGAGGCCGGCCAGTCCGAGGATTTCTGGTATTTCTTCGGGTCCGCTTGCGCGAGTTACAATACTCACGACGGCGCGAATCCCGACGCGGACGGCTACGGGACGGAGGTCTCCGCGCTCCCGCCGACGTCGCACGGCAACCGTCACCGCTCATATTCCGGGACGACTAACTACGTACAGCCGAACGCGTACGTCCGGGTCGACTCGACGACGTACTCGGCGCGCTGGATCCATAACGGGAGGATCGAGACGGCTAACTTCGGCGGGACTGGTCGCTTTATGCGGTGCGCGCTGAACCTGAATCCGAATACGGACGGGACGCTCGACGAGGAAGAGTATCCGGGCTATATCCATATCCTCGACCGGACTCATCAAAGCGCCTACGCCGGCGCGCTTCTGCTCCCGATGCCGCTCTACGTCTTGACGGACCCCGGCGGCCGCTGGGCTCCGATCGGTTACGTCCCGTCGATCTACTGGACCGAGGCCGTCGGTCACGGCTACGCCGCCGGCGACGTCTACGCGATCGGCGGGACTAACTATATGCTCTTCCCGCATTTCGCCGTCTACAAGGGGGCGTGACGTGGCTTCGGGCTATTCGGGGGGGTCGTGGCTCTCGCTTCCGGAGGTCGGCGTCGCCGATCTCGATGGGGCCGCGCTTCCGGATCCGTCCGACGATGCCGGCGCCGTCCGGACTCTGACCTACGCCGGCGCCCGGGACGACCTCGCGGATCCTCGTCCCGATGCTCTCGATATGCTCGGGATCCCCGGGCGCCTGTATCGCTCGGTCTGGTTCGATCGGATCCATATCTTCCCGCGCGAGCGTGATCTCGGGTCCGTCGTCTCTGAGCAAGTGATCGACGTCGAGGTCTGGAACGCGTTTCTCGACCGCGCGAAGGTCCTCGACGATATCGTCGTCACGGGGCCGGCGGGGATCTCCGTTACTGATCATCTAGGCGTCCCGGCCGAGTTCCCGGCGAGCGACTCGCAGATCTTCGAGGTCACGGTCTCCGCGGAGGGCGACCCGCAGATCGACAACCTCGTTACCTTCGAGTTCCTCGGGATCGCGACCGAGGGGACGGGGCTCGCGATCGTCGGCTTCCGGCTGATCCCGTTCCCGTTCCCGCCGAATATGGCGACTGCGGTCGACGAGGACTTCGGCTATCTGACGGACGTTCTCCGGTCGAGGTCGGGAATGGAGCAACGGGTCCAGCTAAGGGCCGTCCCGATCGGCGCGATCGGCTACTCCGTCTTCCTCGAAGATCGCCGCGACGCTCAGATGGCCGCCGCGATCCTCTTCGGGAATCAGCCGCGCGCCTACGGCGTCGGGCGCTGGCAGTTTCAGACGCCGACGACGGCCGCCGTCTCGGTCGACGATACGGAGGTCTATCTCGATCCGACCTCGATCCCGTTCGTCGAGGGCGGTCTCGTGATGCTTTGGACCGATCCGTACACTTGGGAAGTACTCACGATCGACTCCGTCGAGGCCGATCATCTGGTCGTGACGAGTGGATTCCGCTTCGCTTGGGCCGCGGGGACCGCGGCGCTCCCGATGGTCGTCGGCCGGCTATCGACGAGCGAGGCTCTGGCTTGGGAAGATCTGGCGAAGATCTCGCAGTCGCTCCGCTGGACCGTCGACGGATATACGCCGTGACCTATCTCGGATACGACGTCCTAGAGCTCGACTTCAATCGCAAGGGGCCGGTCGAGGACCGGCTCGATCGCGATTTCGCGCTACTCGACCCGGAGACGGGGAAGCGGCTCGCGGACGAGATCACCGTCGCGCCGGCGGGGACGCGGACGTTCGTCTGGACCGCGTTCGGCCGCGCGGAGATCGCGACGATGAGGACCTTCCTCGAAGCCCGAAAGGGCCGAGCGGTCCCGTTCTGGCTCCCGACGTATCAGTTCGACCTCGCGCTCGCGGAGGATCTACTCACGTCGGCGACGATCGCGACGATCGAGTGGGTCCGCTATACTCAGCAGATGCTCGGGACGACCGGCGCGCGGCGTCATATCGCGCTCTGGACCGAGGGGATCCCCGGCGGGATGAGCTATCATCTGATCGAGGACGCCGACGACCCCGGGAACGGGACGACCGAGAGCCTCACGATCACCCCGGGCGCGACGACGGACTACGACGCGGACGCGACCGTGATTTCGTTCCTCAAGTTCTGCCGGCTCGAATCGGATCAGGTCCGGATCTCGTATCCGGATACCGATCACGCGGAGGCCGAGATCCAGATCCGCGAGCTCCCGCTCGAAGCGCCGACGACGGCGTCATAACGGGCCGCGGGAGGCCGGATATCAGCGTTTAGAGCCCGATTTCGCTTCTGAGCGACGTTTTTCACGTCCGGCGACCCCGAAGTCTCGGACGGCTATAAAGTCCCGCGAGAGCGGCTCTATCGAGGCCGTTTTCGGCGGGATCCGGCGGGTCCTTCGAGGACCCGGGAGAGCTCCGAAATGGCGACCTACGAAGAGCGCGAAGAGTCGAGATACGGCGGTCAGCCGGTCGAGGGGTTCCGCTTCGTCTCCGGCGAGACGGTCTGGCTCTACACGTCGGCCGACCGGGAGATCACGCTCCCGATCGGGACCTTCACTCCCGAGCCGCTCGTCCGGACGGCGCTCAAGCAGTCGAAGGAAGACTCCGGCGACCAGATCGAGATCACCGTCCCGCGGACGAATCCGATCGCGGAGCTCTTCATAGGCGAGGTCCCGTCGTCCCCGGTCTGGTTCACTCAGTACCGAGCTCACCGGGACGACGAGACGAATACGCTAACGGTCTTCACCGGGAAGATCACCGAGGCGCGATTCTCGGGATCGGAGGCGAAGCTCACGGCGACCTCGGTCGCGCGGACGCTCGCTCGGAACGTCCCGACTCTACAGATGCAAGAGCCGTGCAATCTCGTCCTCTACTCGTCGGAATGTGGGGCGAATCCGAGCTCGTGCCGCGACTCGGTCACGATAACGACCGTCGACGGGAGGACGATCACGTCGAACGACTTCGCGCTCCGGGCCGATGGCTGGTTCAACGGCGGCCGGCTAGAGAACGCCGCCGGCGAAATGCGGTTTATCGCCGATCACGTCGGGGATACGATCACGCTACTATCGCCGTTCCCGACCGGAGAGCTCGCGTCGCTCGACGAGTGCTACGCGTACTGGGGATGCTCGCACAGATACAACTCCTGCAACGACAAGTTCTCGAATCAAGATAACTTCCTCGGCTGGAAATGGATCCCGGGAAAGAATCCCTTCCGGTCCCGGATGGACACGCCGAAAGACGTTCACCTGTGGGGTTAGATCATGGTCGCGTGGTGGGTCATGCTCTTGATCCAGATCGGGCTGACGCTCGTCTACGATCTGATCAAGCCGAAGCCGAAGATCGACTCGCCGGAGCCGGCGGGACTCTCTGATTTCAAGGTCCCGACCGTCGGGGACGGCCGCGTGATCCCGATCGTTTGGGGGACGGTCCTCGTGTCGGGGCCGATGGTCGTTTGGTACGGGAATCTGAAAGTCGTCCCGATCGAGGAAGAGGTCTCGACCGGGATCTTCACGTCCGAGACTATCACGAAGGGCTATCAGTACTATCTCGGGATGGATTGCGTTCTCTGCTCAGGGGAGATAGATCAGGCGCTCGCGCTCTGGTCAGATGGCGAGTGTGTACCGTTCCGGGGAGCGTGGGGTCAGCAGGACGAAGGTCAGGTCGTGTATACGAGCGACCCGGACTTCGACGAGATCGACGTCGAGGCTTACGAGCTCTACGGCGGCGACGACGAAGAGGGCGGCTTGTGGGGGGACGTCCTCGTATATCGCGGGTCGGAGACTCAGCCGGAGGACGACTACCTCAATATCAAGATGCCCGGATACCCGCACCCGCCGCAGAAGGGGATCTGTCACGCGGTCTTCCGGCTGAATAAAAACTCGACCTCGACCGGCTTCTATTGGGGGACGTCGCCGTACTTGAAAGACGTCGGCTTCGAGATCCGGCGCTGTCCTAACGGACTCTCGCTCCCGCTCGGATACGAGCGGATCGGTCACGACGCGAATCCCGCTTGCATGATCTACGATCTGCTCGTCACGTCCCCGGGACGGAACGGGCTCGGGATCCCCGTCGGCCAGATCGACGTCGACTCGTTTCGCGCGGTCGGGACGACGCTCGCGGAGGAAGAGCTCGGTCTCTCGATGATCCTCGACAAGCCGGCCGCGGCTAAGGACGTCGTCCTCGATATCCTTCGTCATATCGACGGCGTTATCTACGTCGAGCCGGCTACAGGGCTCTTGACGCTCGACCTAGTTCGATTCGACTACGTCGAGGAAGAGCTCCCGATCTTCGACGAGGATAACTGTACCGTCACGAGCTACTCGCGCGGAGCGTGGAACGAGATCAAGAACGAGGTTCGCGTCCAGTATACGAATCGGCGCGAGGGCTACCAGACGAAGACCGTTATCGCTCAGAATCAGGCCGCGATCGAGTCGGCCGGCGGGGAGGTCTCGACGGTCACGCTCTCCCTCAAGGGATTCTCTCACGAGACGAACGCGTCGAAGGCGTGCTCGAAGGCGCTCGCGGGGCTCTCGTATCCGCTCGCGAATCTCTCGCTTGTATGCGACCGGAGCGGCTGGGATCTCCGGCCCGGGTCCGCGTTCGTCCTCAACTGGCCGGACCTCGGGATCTCCGGGATGGTCTGCCGCGTGACGACGATCGGGAAGGGCGAGCTCATATCGGGGAAGATCGAGATCGAGGCGATCGAGGACCAGTTCGCCGTCGACTGGACCGCGTACTCGCCGCCGGACGGGTCCGAGTGGGTCGATCCCGCGGGGGCCGTCGAAATGCTCACCGATCAAGCGGCGACGACCGCGCCTTACGAGGCCGTCAAGCTAACGCAGACGCCGGAGGGGTCTCAGCAAGCTATGGTCGTCGCGGCCCGAAACGAAGACGGGATTACGAAAGGCTTCAATGCTTGGGTCGACGACGACTCGACCCGCTTCGACTGGCTGACGCCGTCCGGGGAGCTCAACGCGGCGATCTCCGAGAGCTCGACCTCGATCGTGATCGACGCCGGCCCGGACTGCGATCTCGTCCAGAGCGTGAACGACGCTAACTTCGACGCCGGCTATAACGTCGCTTGGCTCGAAGGGGGGACGAGCCCGGATCAGGCGTCGCTCGAAGAGTTTATCGCGTTCAAGACGGCGGTCTACGACGACGTCCTCGAAACGCTCACACTCTCCGACCTCGCGCGCGGGGTCCTCGATACGGCGCCGACCTCGTTCGCGTCCGGGACGAGGATCTGGATCGCGAGCGCCGCTTCGGGGATCGTCAATATCGAGGACTCGGGCTCGACCTCGATCAAGTTTCAGCCGTTCAATAACGCCGGCGGCTATGATCTCGACCTCTGCCCGAGCGTGAGCGTCTCCGCTCTCACGAATCCGCGCCGAGGGCTCGCGTACTGTCCGACCGCAGTCCTCTTCAACACCGCGAGCTATCCGTCGTCGATCTCCGGGGAGCTCACCGTCGCTTGGAGTCACCGAAACCGGCTCGGGGAGTGGGGCTACGCCGATTCGGGAGAGACGAGCTCGCCGGAGGACGGGACGACGTATACGCTCAAGTTCTACGGGGAGAGCGATACGCTGATCCGAACGGAGACGGGGATCACCGGGACGAGCTATACCTATCTCGAAGCCGACGAGATCGCGGACTCGGGTCTCGGCCGGCTGAATAACTCGCTTCGCGTCGAGCTCTATACGGTCTGTTCCGGGAAGTACTCGCTCCGGATGATCGACTGGTATATGACCCGGACCTAGTTCCCGCTTGACAGAAATCCCGCCGCCGTGATACACCGTCCCCGAGAGCTCGGGCGACGTGGATCCCGCTACGATTGTCGGAGGGCCGGCCAGATGCCGCAATCCGGATACTGCCGGCGCGCTTTGCCGCGCTGGTCTACTCGTTTCGGGAAGGTCGTCCGCGAGATCGGGGTCCCGCAGATCGCGAAAGCGCTCGCGAGCGATCCCGATCTCCGCGTTACGAAGACGGCGATCTACGACTGGATCGCCGGAGGGACGACGCCGCGGCCGGATCGCGCGCGCGCGATCGTCAAGCTCTCCCGGGGGAAGCTCGACCTCGACGCGATCTACTCTCACCGGAGAGAGCTCGAACGTCTCCGGAGAGAATCCGGGAACGGAGGGGAGCCGAGCTCGTGAACGACGCCGGCGGTCTACAGATCAACGTCAAGATCGACTCGACGACTCTCATCCGTCGACTACACAACGGAGAGAAACGTCTCGCCTACGCCGCCGTAAACGCTATCAATCAGACCGCGAAGCGAATCCAGTCCCGCCAGAGAGAGCGGGTCGAGGACGAGTTCACCGTCCGGCGGCCCGAGTTTATCCGACGGATCATAGCGAAGATCAAGCCGTTTGCGTCTGTCAAACAGGGCCGCGCTTACGCGGAGGTCTTCGTCGACGAGAAGCCGCGGCTACTGATGAGCCTCTTCGAGAGGGGAGCGGAGCGGAAGCCGGCGACCCCGGGCGCGCGCTTCGTCGCGGAGCCGGTCGTCGGAGGACCCGCGCGTCCGACGTTCAAGGATCCGGTCCCGACCGAGTTCCGAATGAAGCGGCTAAACTTCGATCCTATGAAGAGCGGGAAGCCGCGCGCGGCCGTCGCGTCGACTCATACGTTCCTGATCCCGGAGGTCGGGATCTTTCAGCGAGTCCCGGGGTCCGAGCCGTCCGCGGTCTATTTCTTCACCCGGGGCCGGCGACTCGCCGCTCGTCTCGACTGGCTCAAGACGGCCGAGGCGATCGCCGAGAAATGGTTCCCGGAGTACTTCGAGAGAGAGGTCGTCAAGGCGATTCAATACGATAAAGGGAGGTCGATCTAGCGCGCTTCCGCGCGCGACCGCGCTCGGCGACTGGACCCGACGCCGAGCTCGTAGCCGGGGTCCGCGAAAGGGGGGCGCTATGCCCGAGACGGAGAAAGGCCGCTCGTCGGCCGAGGTCGTGATCGTCAAGAGGGGGATCGCTGGGCGGCGAGATCCCGTTATGTCGATCAGGTTCGCGAAGTCGGCCGGCGTCACGTTCGCAGACGGCGGCCGTCTTCTATTCTCGCTCGTGAAACTGATCCAAGACGAGGTCGTAAAGGTCGATCCGGACTATTTCGCGGAGTGGCGTCGAAAGACTCTGAGCTCGCTTCCCGTTTTGGAGCCGTTCGAGGGGACGCTCGAAGTCGTCTTCGACGGCGGCGGCGACGTGGAAGAGAAGCCAGTAGTCCGCGTCCGGTCCGGGGCAAGTCATAGGATCGGGCGCGCCGGCGACGTCGTCACGATATGGCGCGAGAAAGAGGGCGCGCTATGAGAGACGGAGAGCGCTTCACGATCAGGCGCCGGCTCGCGGGGCTCACGCTCGACGACGTCGGCGAGCTACTCAAGATCAATACCGATCGCGGGGCCGGCCGGGAGCTCGCCGCGACCGTGCTCGGGACCCCGGATCCGCTCCGGTCGATCGACGACCTTCGGGACGCTCTGAGGACGGCGCTCAATAAGGGGCCGGATCTGAGGGTCGTCCGGGAAGAGCTACTCGACGGAGAGCTCGTCCCCGGGCGCGCCGGCCGCGCGGTCCGCTGGACGCGGATCATCCTCGGGATCACGCTCCGAGAGTGGACCGAGATCGGAGGTCATTCGACGGGTTACTGGTCCGTCTTCGAGCGCGAGGAAGATCGCGCGACGAGGGCGCTCGAAAGGGGCTCGATCGGCGAGCGCGAGCTCGCGCTGATCGGGGATCGTATGTATCAGGCCGCCGTCAGGCTCGGCGAGCTCTTCCCGTCGAAGGCGCTCCCGCTGAGAGGGGGCCGACGATGATCTCGACTCCCGAGGCCGCGGTCGAGTGGATCGCGAGCCTGATCATAGAGCGCTACCGGAGGATCCGCTTCGGAGAGGTCGAGATCCTCGACGTCAGAGACGAGGACCTCGCCGCGCTCGGGGTCTCTCCCGAGCTCGCAGAAATGGCCGGCCGGCTATGCACCCGGGAGATCTCCGACTTCGTCCGGCTACTCGTCCCGGAGCTCGCGGTCGAGTTCGTCGGATTCGAGCCGTATCCGGAGGCTATGATAAGGGACGGGCTCCGGGCCGGCGGCGGCTTCCTGATCCGGCGGGAGCGGCGACGGCGGCGGGGGATCTCGCTCAGGATCGCGGCTCATCTGGTCGACGGGGGTTTCGCGGCTATGGAGGACTACGTCAGGAAGGGCGCCCGGATCGCGCGTCGGATCCGGCGTCAGATCGGAGGGGGCGAGGGATGAATCCTACACAGGGGACGATCCGATCTCTGAGAGATCGAGGGGACGAGCTCAAGTCGAGGGCCGCGAGGAATCTCGACAAATGGGGGCTACAGACGAGCGATACGCTCTTCATCGTCGCCGGGGAAGAGCTCGGAGAGCTCGCGCGCGCTCTGCTCGAAGCTAAGGGCGGGGAGCTCGGGAGCGTCGTCCAGATCCGCGAGGAAGCGCTCGACCTCGGGGCCGTATGTTTACAGATCGCCGTCCTCGCGGACGTCGTCGCGGGGCCGGCGTTCGAGAGAAAGGGGAGCGGGGAATGAGTCGAGAGCCGAGGGCCGAGGACTTCCCGGGGGAGTGTGTGATCTGTCCATTCTCCCGATCGAGCATCGAGAGCACGACGGCGGGGGAGCTCTTTCGTCTCGCGTGTCATTACGGACTCGGAGAAACGGCGACGGCCGGCCGGGAGATCTTCGACCGCGCGATCGCGCGGCCGGACTGGTGTCCGAAGGTCGACGACGGTTTCGAGGACGACGAGACGCGTCGGATTGTCTTCACGGCGCCCGAAACGCCGGAGGAAGATCTCTCAGACCGTGAGGCTCTGGCGCTGATCCTGACGGCGCTCTTCGGAGTGAACGCTCTCGACGATATCGAGGACGGCGGCTATATCGTCTTCGGGAAGGGAGCGACGACGGGGATCCTCGACCAGATCGACCAGAGATTGACGCGGATCGAGGGCCGGCTACGGCTCGCACCGATTGCGTTCTGGCTCGGAGACGAAGAGGCCGAGGGGGGAGGGGGGACCGGGGGAGAGGGGAGCAAAGAATGATCTATCGACTGATCGCGATCGCGATCGTTCTCGCGTTCGGGATCGAGATCCTGACCGTGATCTGCGGCTGGGGGAAGACGGACGAAGAGGGGGAGGGGGATCTCGACGGGGACGGGGGAGAGGGGGGATCGTGACCGAGGAACGGATCGCGAAGATCAAGATCGCGCTCTCGAAGCGCCGCTCGCGTCGAGACCGCGAGCTCGTGGAGGTTGCCGGCGAGTTACTCGAAGAGTACCTCGCCGCGCGCCGCGAGGTCGATCGACTGAGGGACGAGCTCGTCCTCGCGCGCGCCGCGCGGGAGCATAGCGGCTACTGATCGCGGCCGTCGAGATCGGGACGTAGAGCCGCTCTCGACGCCGTATACGGAGGGGATCCGATTCGGGACCTCGCTCAAATCGGCCCGGGGAGGCCGTCTACGGGGGTTAGAGCGGGTCCTTTCTCGGGAAGCTAACGGGTTTACCGGCGACCCCGGTATTCGAGAGGTCGCTGGGCCGGCAACCGGGTTGCCGTTCGGGTTGCCGAATCCCGGGGCCGCCGGCGCCCGGATCGCGCGTCTGAGGGCCGTCCTCGGGCGCCACGAAACGCTCTCGATCCGGGGGACTCAGGGGTCGGAGCCGGGGGAGATCGTCGCTCTGAGGGCTCATATGGAGCTCGATTCTGAGGGGGGAAGCTATGAAAGGCGAAATCAGGACGGCCGCGCTCGTGATCGCCGCGATCGTCGCCGCGGTCCTCGCGTTTGAGTGGATCGTGACGGACGGGTCCGCGGCCGCGAGCGCTCGCGAGCTCGTCGAGCGCGAGCTCTTCGCTCAGACGATCACGAACGACGGGGAGCTCTGGATCGACGTCGTCGAGATCCGGAAGATGGACCGGCCGCTCTCGCCGAACGCGATCCGCTACGTCTACGCCGTCGTCGACGGCCGGATCGCGCTCGTCGACGAGATCCCGGGCGACTACGTCCCCGGGGAGATCGTCCGGACGTCGGCCGAGATCAGGTTCAAGCGGGGGGCGCGATGAGTCTCTCGGAGCATGGCGTCGACGTCCTCGTCGCGATCTCGGAGAGCGAGCTCTACGATCCGAGCCGGCCGGAGAGGATGATCCCGTTCGCGGCCGTCCGCGAGGGGTTGCATTTCACGATGATCCGGAGTCTCGGGGGAGTCGTCTCGGCGCTGGTCCGGGAGGGGCTCGTCCGGGTTGACGGGCGGGGCGGGATCGCTCCGACGGCCGCCGGCGCGAAGCTCATAGCCGGAATGGATCCGGAGGTCAGGCTCTAGGAATGGCTCTACTCTCTCAACGCGCGTACGCTCGTCACCGGAAAGAGCTCGGACTCCGCGGCGCGACTCATACGGCGGTCCAGAAAGCGATCGCCGACGGCCGGATCGCCGAGGCCGTCGTCAACGGGAAGATCGACCCGTCGCTCGCCGACTACCTTTGGAGCGAGGGATCGCTCTCGGTCGACGACGAGATCGAGGCGCTACGAAAGGCCGAGCGGCTCCCGAAGCCCGGAAACGGCGACGGCGGGAACGGCTCCGGGGGATCCGCGCGCTCGGAGTTCTCCGAGGCTCGGGCTCGACGGGAGAAAGCGCGCGCGAAGATCGCGGAGCTCGACCTTCAAGAGCGGCTCGGGGAGCTCGTCCGCGCGGACGAGGTCGCGCGCGCCGCGTTCAATGCCGCGCGTCACGCGCGGGACGTCCTGATCGCGCTCCCGGGCCGGATCGCGCCGGCGGTTCACGCCGCGGGGACGGTCGAAGAGATCACGGCTCTACTCGCGGACGAGATCGAGAACGTCTGCAAGGAGCTATCCTCTGATAAGTCCTAGTCAAACGGGCGCCGAGGTTCACGATCCTAACTATCGCGCCGGCTGGCTCCCGGAGCCGCGGATCACGGTCTCGGAGTGGGCCGACGCGTCGCGCTATATCGGGACGAAGGCCGGCCGGAGTCCCGAGAAATGGGATACGGACCGGACGCCGTATCTCCGCGAGATTATGGATATGCTCTCGCCGCGGGTCCCGACTCACGTCGTAGTCTTCATCAAGGGATCGCAGATCGGCGGGACCGAAGCGGGGAATAACTGGCTCGGCTATCTGATCGAGCTCTCTCCCGGCGGGATCCTCGTCCTTCGTCCGACCGTCGACGAGGCTCGGAGGTTCTCCCGTCAGCGCCTTGATCCTATGTTCGAGGCGACGCCGTCGCTCGCGAAGCTCGTCAAGCCGGCGCGCTCCCGAGAGGGCGGGAATACTCTACTCCTGAAAGAGTTCCCGGGCGGGATGCTCTTCCTCGTCGGGTCTAACTCGCCGACGGGTCTAAAGTCGATGCCGATCCGCTACCTCTTCGGCGACGAGATCGACGAGTATCCGGGCGACGTCAAGGATCAGGGCGACGCTCTCACGCTCGCGGAGAAACGGATGGCCGGCCCGACTCACTCGCGCCGGAAAGAGTTCCTCGTCGGGACCCCGACGATCAAGGGGATCTCGAAGATCGAGGCCGAGTTCGAGAACACCGATCAACGCTACTACTACGTCCCTTGTCCGTTCTGCGGCCATATGGACTATATCCGCTGGGAGAATATCCGCTATGAGACCGAGGACCACAAGCTCAAGCCGGAGACGGTCGCGCTCGCCTGCGTCGCTTGCGGGACTCTGATCGAAGAGCGGTACAAGGTCGAAATGCTCCCGGCCGGCGAGTGGCGCGCGACGAAGCCCGAGGTCGTGGGTCGGGTCGGCTATCATCTGTCGAGCCTGTACTCGCCTTATGGCTGGTACTCGTGGGTCGACGCCGTCGAGGAATGGCTGAAAGCGCTCGCGGATCCGTCGAAGCTCAAGACGTTTCTCAATACGGTACTCGGCCAGACGTGGGAAGAGCGGGGAGACTCGATCGAGCCCGAGACGCTCGCCGCGCGGACGGAGCCGTACGAGGCCGAGGTCCCGACCGGCGTCGGCGCGCTCGTCGCGTCCGTCGACACTCAGGACGACCGGCTCGAAGTTCTCGTCAAGGGCTACGGCGCCGCCGAGGAATCTTGGCTCGTCGACTACCTCGTGATCCGCGGGGATCCGGCGACGGCTACGGTCTGGCAGGAGCTCGACCTCGTCTTGAAGCGGAAGTATACTCACGCGTCCGGCCGGACGATCGGGATCTCTTGCGTCGCGGTCGACTCCGGCGGCCACCATACGGAGCAAGTGTACAGATATTGCGCCGCGCGTCGGAAGCGGCGGGTCTTCGCGATCCGCGGCGGGTCGAAGCAAGGGGAGCCGCTGGTCCCGCGGCCGACGGTCAAGAATCAGTATCGAATCAAGCTCTTTACGCTCTGCGTCGATACCGGGAAGGGGACCGTCTACGCGCGTCTCAAGATCAAAAGCCCGGGTCCGGGCTACTGTCACTTCCCGATCGCGGACGTGATCGACGAGGAATACTTCGACCAGCTAACGGCCGAGAAAGCCGTCCGGAAATGGAAAAAGGGCCGCGGGAGCGTCCGGGAGTGGATCAAGGTCCGGCCGAGGAACGAGGCGCTCGACCTCGAAGTCTACGCGCTCGCGGCGCTCTACATTCTCGGACCGTCGTTTATCCGCTCGCTTCCGGAGCGCGCCGAGGCTCTCGCGCGGCCGCTCGACCAGACCGCGGCGCCGGCGACCCGGAAGCGGACGGCGCCGAAGGTCCCGAGGAAGAGGTCGTCGTATATCGAAGGCTACAAGAAGCGCTAGATCTCCCCGACTCAGAGGTCGGACCCGGGGGAGATCGTCGCTCAGAGGGCGAATATGGAGCTCGGATCTCGGCCGATCCGCTCGATTCGGCCGGCCGGCGCCGGCGTCGGGGTCGAGGCCGTCCGGATCCGGGCTCCGGATCGTCGCTCAGGGAGGACGATATGACCGCTGATCGAAGGGAGATCGACCCGAGACTCGTCCCGGAGCTCTTCGCTCCGAGCTCTCAGACCGTCGCGAGCGCGCCGCCGTACTGGTCGATCACGCGTCGCGCCGGCGTCGGCGCTGATCCGTCGACCGTGACGACGACCGCGGTCTCGACCGTCTACGCCGATCCGATCCAGTATCCGGACGGGGTCTCGATCGAGGATCTCCCGACGCTCTTCGCCGGCGATCAGGTCCTCGTCCGGCGGGAGATCTACGGGCCGGTCTCGGAGTGGGCGGTCGCGTTCCTGATCCGGGTCGCGACTCACACTCGACGAGACAAGCGGCCGTCCGTCGTGAATCACGTCGCGACGGTCGTCCGGCCGATCTACGAGACCGAGTCGATCCTCGACGACGGGCGCTTCGTTCACTTCGGGCCGGTCGTCGACTATCTGATCGCCGAGGCTCTCGGGAAGGGTGGCTTTCAGTATCGCCGGCTGATCGGGAGCTACGGGGATCCGCGGAAGTACTCGATCGCGATCACGCGTCACAAGCTCGCGACCGGGGATCACCGCGCGAAGATGCTCTCCGCGGTCGGGAGCCTGATCGGGCGGGAGTACGGCTATCTCAAGATCGGGGCTCACGTCCTCGACTACGCGCTAACGAAGATCTGGAATCTGGCCGGCGCCCGGAGCGACGTCTACGCGTTCCGCTGGCTCTGCCGGATGGAGCGGTATCCGATGTGCTCGTGGAGCTCGCTCTACGTCTATCGAAAGGCCGGACTCCCGTTCTCGACGCCGCTCGAAACGGGGTCCCCGGACGACCTTTACGACGAAATGAGACGGAAGGCCGAGTCGATCTGGCTCTGGCTCTACGTCTCGCCGGCGATTCGAGACGAGGTCTTCGGCGACGGCTACGGCGGGGAGCTCGGACGGAGGCTCATATGAAACTCGACGAGGGAGAGGGCTCGCTCAGGGTCCGGATCGGCGTCTCGATCGCGCGCTTCGTCGCGCGGATCGGGAAGGTCGAGCAGATCCTCGGGGAGCTCGAAGAGGTCCGGGGGACCGTCGGCCGACCGCGGCCGATGCTCTGCCGGCTCGGGATTCACCGCTGGACGGCTTGGTCGTTCGAGCCCGAGGACTATCGGACGGTCACGTCGAAATGTAGACGATGCGGGTCGCGCCGTCTGCTAGTATGGCGCTCTCGCGAAACGGACGCCGCGACGATCGCGGCGAATCTACGGAGGGATCTATGTCAGACGTCCAGACCGTCCGGGAAGTGATCGACGGGATCGAGGCGAGGGTCAAGCCGTCGATGAGAGGGAAGGACCAGACGCTCGGATTCTGTACCGCGCTCTCCGCGGTCCTCGAAGCGTTCGGTCCGAATACGGTCGTCGGCGACGGCGCGCTCGGCGCCGCGGCCGGCGAGACGATCGCCGTCGAGCGTTACGTCTGTCCCGACTGCGGCGGCGATCTCAGAAAGCGGCGCGCTCAGACCGAAGCCGGCGAGGTCCGCGTCGCGTGGATCTGCGACTGCGATCCCGACGCGCTCGCGTCCGCGGCCGGCGAAGCGATCGAGGATCTCTGACCATGAGGGGGAGAGGGCGCGCGCTCGCGCTCGGGGTCCTGCTCGGTATGCTCCCCAGCATAGCCGGCGACGCTCACTCGTCGGCCGCTCCGAGTTCGGACTCCGGGCCGAGCGCTCTCTCCCCGGTCGAGATCTCTTCCGTCGTCGCGATTCTCTCGGAGGGATTCTGGCGCTTCACGCTCGCGACCGCGGAGACGACGGTCGTCTGGACCGCGTTCGTCTCTCCCGATACGATCTTCTCCGACGCCGGCGCGACCGTGACCGAGCTCTCGCCGGCGCTCGTCCTCGTCGAGCTCGTCTTCGAGCCGGCGCTCGCTTGTACCGCTTACGAGTTCGTCGACCCGCCGCTCCCGACCCGCTCTCCGTAGATCCCGCTCTAACGCTCGATATCACGCCTTAGAAGCCTCTCTTTTTCTCTTGACTCTCCCGAGCCAAAAGGCTATACTTTGTCTGTGGAGTGAGTGAACGAGGACGGCCGGCCGCGAGGCCACAAAGGGGAGCAGACGATGAGAGAGTTCGGAAGAGAGATCAGGAAGGACGAGGCCCGGAAGATCGCCGAGGATCACGGTTACGACTGGAACGATATCGAGGTCGCGATCGCGAAGGTCGAGCGGACTCACGAGCGCGAGCGGACGCCGGTCTATCAGACGATCCGCGGTCAGGTCGAGCGCCCGATCTGGTTCGAGATCGACGACGAGAACGGCTGGATCCGCTTCGTCCTTCGGTCCGCGAGCTACGCGAGTTACCGCGAGTTCGCCGACGACGTCGAGAGCATCCGTTACGAGTCGAAGCTCCGTCACGAGTCGACGACGGTCGACGGCGTCACGCGCTGGAACGCGAGCGGGAACGTCGTCCCGTTCGACGTCCTCGAATCGGCCGGCCGCGAGGTCACGCGCGAGCAGAGGCTCGCGCGGGAGCGCGAGATCGACGAAGCGATCGCGAGCTACAAGGCGGCGCGCGCGACGATGAGCGAAGAGGCGAAGGCCGAAGAGCGCTACGAAATGCTCGCGGCGTTCGGTCCGGGCGAGACGGTCGTAGACGTGATCACCGGCGAGAGGTTCGAGCTCTAAGAGGATTCGACCGGCGCCCGGGGCTCGACCCCGGGCGCCAGAAAGGGGAGCAGACGATGAGGACGACGAACGAGATCAGAGAGAGCGGGAGCCGGAGCGGACTAGAGTTCACGTTCGACGAGACGACGACCGACGCGATCTACGACGCCGAGGGCGTCCGGGTCCACGTCGGCGACGAGCTCATCCTCGAAGGGCCGCTCGCCGACCCGATCCGCGGATACAACGGCCGCGAGCGGGTCCGCGTCCGGAAGATCTCCGACGCCGGCGTCCGGGTCTACGGTCGCGACGGCTACACGAGCTACTATCGGACGCTCGACGCCGCGAAGATCTCCGACTTCGCGCGGATCTACGTCGAGGTCGACGGGGAAGAGACTCCCGCCGGCGTCGTCGCTGGGACGCCGTCTCAGATGCCGGCCGCGAAGTCGAGGGTCTGCGATCGGAACGGGACGAAGCTCTACGGCGGCGACCGCGTCGAGCAGGAAGGGGAGCTCGGGACCGTGACGATCTCGACGGTCGACTGGATCCGGGTCGATTGGGACGACGACGACGTCACCGAGGCCGACGCGTCGATCGGCTACCTCGACGTCGCGATCGTCGGCGCCGCGAGGCCGAGGATCCGCTTCAATAAGGGCGCCGGATTCACCGGGAAGGGTCCGATCGGCCGCGCGATCGTCGAGGCTCTCGGAGCGGTCGACGAGACGGACGAGGACTAGCACACTCAGCCGGCGCCCGGGGCTCGACCCCGGGCGCCAGAAAGGGGAGCAGACGATGAGGAAGGGAATCGAGATCAAGCCGAGGACGACCGAGCAGATCCGGGCGAAGGTCCGGGACCACGAGCGGGGAGTGATCGAGGCTCTCCGTCAGGGGAAGAGGGAGTCGGCCGTCGTGGTCGCTCACCGTTACGAGATCCGGCGTCTCGGGGCCGAGCTCAGGAAGCGCGCCGGGAAGCCGGGACGGATCACGATCGCGGTCGTCCGCGCCGCTCTCCGGCGCGAGGGATGCACGATCGAAGAGGACTACGTCCCCTACGGCGGGAGCTCGGAGTTCCGGGTCGACCCGCCGGCGGGAATGGGATTCGAGTACGGCGAGGTCTCTCAACGGGTCTTCGAGTATCGCGGCGACGTGGACTCGCTCGATCCGGAGTCGCGGATCTCGACGCTGATCGAGATCTACGAGTGGGCCGAGGGGATCCCGATCGAGCTCGCGCCGTGGAAGGGCGACGGCGACTATCAGGACGCGATCGCCGAGGTCCTTCGCGGCGCCGTCGCCGGCGGGAACGAGGGTCCGGGGATTCCGGTCCGTCACGTCGAGGCGAGGCTCTTCGAGGCGAGGACTCCCGATCAGGTCCGCGAGCTCACGACGGACGGCTTCGAGGCCGCCGTGATCGCCGCTTACAAGGCCGCGGTCCTAGCGTCGCCGGCCGAGAACGACGAGCTCGCCGACTCGCTCGGATGCTACGACCCGAGCGCGCCGGCCGCGCCGCATCGCGGCGAGGACTTCGGCGCCGACAACGTCCGATAGCAGATCTAGCCGGCGCCCGGGGCTCGACCCCGGGCGCCAGAAAGGGGAGATAACGATGATCAAGACGAAGAGGAATCGCAGACGAACGAACGACGCCGTCCGGCTCTTCAAGCTCCCGACCTCGCTCCGGACGTGGATCGGGGTCGAGGCTCGGGCGCGCGGCGTCTCGGGGGACCGTCTGATCCGGACGGCTCTTATCCGGCTCAAGGCTGATCTGGCCGCCGGCGAGACGATCGAGTGGGCTCCCGGCTACAGCCGGCGCCGCGGCGCCAGAAAGGGGAGCTCACGATGAGAACGCTCCGCGAGAATACTCAGGCCGGCCGGCTCTTGAAGGTCCTCGTCGAGCGCTATCCGCTCTGGTCGAACGTCGAGCATTTCGGATACGACGGCTACTCGTGCCGGAATCGAATGGACGACGCTCTCGGCGCGCGCGGTCTGACGATCGACCGTCGGCCGCTCGTCCGGGACGAGGGACACCCGGGGACGTCGCGGCGAACGCGGCTCTTCGAGTGGCGCCTCTTGAACGATGAGATCTACTCGCGCGCTTGTCTACTCGTCCGGTCGTGGACGACCGGCGAGGACTACGAGACGCTCGTCGCGAACGACGCTCGGCTCGCGCGCGAGATCGCGAGACGCGAGGAACGGGAACGCGAAGAGGCGGCGGCGGCCCGGACGCCGACGCTCTTCGACTAGCCGGCGCCGAGGGCGCCAGAGAGGGGAGCAGAGAATGGCTTTCTATCGGAACGAAGAGACCGGCGAGGTCGCTCATCCGGAGTGTATCGCCGCGGCCGTACTGGTCGACTCGGGGACGTGGGCGAAGTCGTGGATCTGGAAGACGGACGGCGATCGCGAGACGCTCGACTACTACGACGTCCCGGTCGTCGGCCGGATCCCTTGCGCGATCTGTGGAGCGCCGCTCGGGAAGGACGCGAAGATCGACGAGGTCGAAGAGGAAGAGATCCTCGCGAGGATCTGAGACGGGGCTCGCTCCGGGCGCGAGCTCGCGGACGGCCGCCGGACCTTCGGGGACGGCGGCCGATCTGCGTCTCTGAGGGGTCCGTCGCCGGCGCTCGTGGCCGTCGAGGTCCGTCCGAGGGTCCTCGTAAGGCCGGCGGGAGATCGTCGCTCTGAGGGCTCGTATGGAGCTCTGAGGGGATTCCGGCTCTAAGGCTCGATATCGGGCTCTAGGGCCGGTCCTTTTTCTGGTCGATTTCGGTCGATTTCTCTTGACGGAGATCGGTTGAAAGGCTATACTTTGATTGTGGTCGAGTGAGCGAGGGGACGGGACGGGCGGCGGGGAAACCGAGGTCAGGCCGAGAGGCCGGAAAGGGGAGCCGAGAATGAGCGCCACGACTTCCGAGTTCCTGAGAGGCGAGCGGACGGTCCGCTCTGAGTTCGGTCACGGTCGCGTCGACGGTATGACGACGACGACTTTCTACGGCGACGAGTCGCCGATCGCTTCGCTCACCGTCGGGATCGTCGTCGATCTGACCGACGGCGTCGAGATCACGCGCTGGGTCGAGCGCGACGATCGTCACGACGACGGCTCGCTCACGACCGAGCGGGTCTTCCTGAGCTAACACGTTCACGGCCGGCGGCGCTTCGGCGCCGCCGGCCAGAAAGGGGAGCAGACGATGAAGGCGAGACGACGCGAGATCGAGGCGAAGACGACGGAAGAGCGGACGGCTGAGTTCGTCGAAGAGATCACCCGGAAGCGGTACGTTTGGGATCGGAACGGGTCGCCGGTCGAGGTCGGAGACGTCCTCGATATCTTCGCCGGCGATCGCTGGGAAGCGCGCGGAACGGTCGTCGATCGGAAGGGGTCCTCGGCGCTCGTCGAATGGAACGACGGGAAGACGACCGCGGTCGTCGCGGAGACGATCTCGAAGTCCTGCGCGAAGGTCCGCGTCACCGTCGAGCTCGACCTTCCGGCGCTCGAATGGCTCGAAACGCTCGCGCTCGTCGCGCTCTACGGCGGCGAGGGAGTGAAGGAAGCGATCGACGCGAACCTCGACGGGGATCTCACGCTCGATACGTCGAAGATCAAGAGCGCCTTCGACTCGCTCAAGTTCGCGCGGCGGGAAGAGGTCGAGGGGACGACCGGCTTCGAGAGCTAGTCGGAGCGGGATCAGGACGGGGACGGCCGGCGGCGACGCCGGCCGTCTTCGCGTACGGGACCCGGGGATCTCCGGGTCTCAGGGGTCGGCCGCGGTCGAGATCGTCGCTCTGAGGGCTCGTATGGAGCTCGGATCTCAGCCGATCGGCCGGATCCGGGCCGATCCGGGGATCTCCGGGGATCTCCGTCGGATCTCCGTCGCTCTCCGGGGATCTATCGAGGCCGTTACGATCGCGATCTGGCTCGCGACTTGCATCTGGACCCGTCGAGGATCCGGCGGTCGGATCCGCTCTTGACGGAAGGGGGGCTCGACGTGTATAGCCGTTTCGTATTGAGGTCCGACGCTCGCGAGGTCCGCGCGCTGATCGGACTCGCCGGCGGGATCGCCGGGAAGATCGTCCGCGAGCTCGCGGCCGCGACTGTAGCCGTCGCGCGAGCGCGCGCGTCGAAAGTCTGGACTGAGCTCCGGGAGAACGCGGAACGCGGGGCTCGCGGCTGGCGCTGAAAGGGGGAGAGAGTGAGAGCTCTCGGAGTGATCCTCGTCCTGATCCTGCTCGCGTTCGTCCCGGTCTCCGTCGCGTACGCGGAGCCGGCCGTCCCGGAGACGACCTCGATCGCCGAGGTCGAGGGGCCGGTCGACGACTGGAAAGCGTCGATCCCGGTTCACGCGGGTTTCATGTGGAACGAGGAACGCGAGGAATGGACGCAGTACGTCAACCTCGCGCCGATCAGCTACGAGTCCGTCACGCTCGAAGTCGGGATCGAGGTCAATCCGAACGAGAAAGACGGTCCCGGGGGATGGCTCGTCGCTCTGACCTACGACGTCGGGAATCTGAAAGAGTTCGGAGTGGGGGTCCATTGGGCCGAGTACTTCGGCGTCAACGTCGGACCTTTCGCGCGGAACGACTTCGAGACGGGGGAGTGGCAATACGGAGTTCTATTCTCCGTCGTCGACCTCTCGCCTATCGAATAGGATCGACGACGACGTCGTAGTATGATCGGCGTCGGTCGTACGCGACGCTCAGGGATCGCGGAGTTCTCTCTCGCGCCGAGATCGCCGACGATCGACGGCGACGTCCGAGGGAAAGGCCGGCGGGAGAGCTCGGGGTCGGGATCAGGCGGTCCGGAGCTCCGAGCTCGACGCCGGCCGAGGGGCGGGTCGCGAAGCGAGGACGCCGGGGACCGTGACGAGCGATCGCCGGCGAACGGCTGACTCGGGATCCGTCCCGCCGACTCACAAAGGGGAGCCCGAAATGAAACGACTCTACGCTCTGCTCTGGATCGCGACGTTCCTCGCGGCGGCTTTCTTTCTCCGCGAGCTCGTGACCGCGCTCCCGAAGATCGTCGCCGTCGTCCCGTAAGACCGGCGGCTAGGGCGCGCGAGAGCGCGCCGTCCTCGACCGCTCCCGGGCGCCGAGGGCGCTCCGAGGGTCCTCGTAAGGCCGGCGGGAGATCGTCGCTCTGAGGGCTCATATGGAGCTCTGAGGGGATTCCGGCTCTAAAGCCCGATATCGGGCTCTAGGGCCGGTCCTTTTTTTGATCCAGATCGGCCGATTTCTCTTGACGGATCCCCGGTAAAAGGCTAT